TTAAAATATAAAAATAGGTTTTTCTTTCTTTTCTATTTTTTCATTTAATATATCTGCAGTTTCAAAATTATACCATAAAGTTGGATTAATTGCATCTTTTGCTAATTCTTCAGCTTCACTTCCATTTCCACCTTCATTATCAGAATCATCGCTTTGCTCATTTATCATATCAGGAGTATCTGCTGTAATGCTTTGAACAACATCAAAAATCTTACTAGCTCCACTTAGTAAATTTCCAATAATATTTAAAGTTGATTCAAAAGTTGACATTTCTTGTGCTGCTTGTGCTGTATTTTTTGTAAAATCTGCAGCTAAATTCCAATTATTAGCACCCCAAGCACCTAAAAAATTAACCAAACCCCAAACAGCATTAAGAATTGAAAATATTTTATTTCCAGTAAGTGAACCCACGGCTAAACCTAAACTAATTCCTAGTGTGATACCCGCAGCTACACCTTCGCTAACCCCTATCAATGTTCCTAGCCATGCACCTTGCCCGCCAATCCACCAAGTAGCTACAGCCAAAACGATAGTAACAATAGGTACTAAAAAGCTTAAAATTCCTTTGCTTGATTTTTCGTATACATAAAGATAATAAAAACTATCCCATAATGCAAACCATCTATCTCTACGCCCATAAGGCAAATTTGAACTTTTTCTATATAGTGGATATACGCTTGGCGTAACACTTGTATCTTTTTTACCAAAGCTTTTATTACTTGGATATGAATAAGCTATATAAGGCTCTTCATAACAAACTAAATTAAAACTATTATAAAAACATAAAGGAGTTGCATATTTGCATTTATAATTTTCTTTTATTGAGTTAAATACTTCAAAAAAAGATATCTTTTTGCTTGTTAAAGTATAATATATTTTACTCGGATCACTTTCCCTAGTTTTTTGTGCTTTCTCATATACATTATAGGTTATTTCTACTTTTTCAATTCTAAATATACTCTCATTTAACTCCTTAAAATCACTAAAAAATTTTTCAACATCAATGCATAATTTTTTATAAGGTTTTCCAAAAGTTGGTTTAAATTCAACATTTTCTACCTTAATTTCTGGTATTTTAATATCATCAATACTAGGATATACCCATTCATTATTTTTTTGAATAGTTTGAGAAAAAATAACTACTTCTATATCATTTATAAGCATGTCATAATTTATATTTTCCAATGCCTTATTTAATATATCTTTGAAATTTATTTTTTCATCAATATAAAAAAATCCTTTTCCATTATATTTCCAAGCTTTTTCTTTTTCAAATAAAAGAGCTAAATTATTTGGAAAACCATAATAATACTGCACACTTCCTAAATTATAATTAGTTCTTATTTCGCAAATATCATGATATATTCCATTTTCACTACTAGGATCTCCCTGATAAGGTTTGTATGGATCTTGCCCTACGAAAAATTGGTTAAGTCCTAAATCATTATAGTTTTCCTTATTATAAGGTGCAGTGCTAGAACTTTTAATGTTATATTTTTTCACTATATACGAATTTTTAAATAGCGGATGGTTTATATTTTGAATTTGACTTCTACCTTTTCTTACAAGTTGTTTATGTAAAAGCTCAACATATTTATTTACCCCTATCATAGCATAGGTAAACCATTGTTTATATACTTCTTGTGTATCTAATTCTCCTATGTTTGATGGATAAGCAGGCTTAAGAGTATAATTTCTCATAAGCCTTTTTTCATCTATAAGCATTATGAAGACTTTTCTATATTTTCTATCTTTTCTTTAACAAGCTTCATAATTTCTTGTGGTATATCAAGACCACCGGTACAATATCCAAATTGAACACTCTGTGTAACTTTTGCAGCTTCTATTCTTAAATTATCATCTATCTGTGAAGTTTGTCTAGCTATTAATGCAGGTTTTGCTTTTTCTGTTTCTGTTTGAGCTCTTAAAAGTAAAGCTTTTTCAGCGTTAAGCTCGTTTTCATCGCCTTGTAAAATCATGGATAAAGCTGTATTTTGACTTTGAGCCACTATGGTTTGTCCAACACTTACCAACGCTTGTGCCAAGCTTTGAAATTGTTGGTCATTTCTTATAACATTATCGTTTCCAAATTGTTCTAAAAGCTTTTTAAATTCTCCAAATGGAGATTTTTCTGCTAAACTCATTTCTAAAATTTGCGGATAAATTTCTTTAAATGCTTCAAGTCTTTTGTTGTAATCAACATTTGTATTACTCATTATTTAGCTCCTTTATTTTGCTTATCTGAATTTCACACTGTTTGTATTTGTAAAAAAGCATAGAATAAGCATTTAAAATATCTAGTTCATTTTTTGCCTTTGGCTTTTCAAGGGGGCTTAATGTTAGTAGTTCTTGCGGAATTCTTACTTTTTGAATTTCTATTTTGGTTACTACTTGTTGAGTTTGCATCCCACAACCTATCAACGACATCGTTAAAAAGCTTGGTAATATTATTTTCATTGCTTTTATAAATGTATTCTTTAACATATTGCACCCTTTCTTGTACTTGATTTTTTTGATTGTTTGCTTCATTTAAAGCCTTTAATTCTGTTTTATGAATTTGCGTAAGTTCTTTTAGCCTTGCTTCGTTGTTTTTATTAATCTCTAAAGCTAAGGCTAAATCACTTCGACTTTTTTCTAATTTTGCTTGAGTGCTATCAAGTCTTAGATAAAAATATCCTGCTAAGATTGCCATTAATACTAAAGCGATATAAAGCTTTGCATTTCCAAATAAAAGATTTATCATATTTTGTTTTAGAAGTTTAAGTAAGGTTTTTGTATAATACCCCTAAGGGTTAGCCGTAGGTCTGACCCCCTATGGCTAAATTCCACCCGCGAAAGGTGGTGATATAAATGTCATACCAGAAGTTTATAATTATAATTATACTACTTTGTGTAATTATAGTCAAGGCTTATTAGCCTTGCCCCGCAAAAGCGGGGTGTAAACTTTAACCTACTTAAACTTTTATCTCCTTTCTATGCTAACTCATTTGTTATTTCTAATTTAATGTCTTCAAGATTTTTACCATACACCAAATCATAAAATTCTTTACAAGCTTGTCTGCTTTGTCCTATGCTTTCGTTATTGTTATCTTTGGTAAGTCCTAGCAAAATACAACCTTGTGTGTCTTTATCAGTGTTTCCCCAGTGTATTAAAATTGCACGACTTGAAGGAACTTCATCATTATAAACATTTATCATTTCATCATCATTTTTTCCTGTTATTTCTCTTAAAGTGTTTTCAAATCTTGAAGGTGTGTGTCTTCTTAAATTATAATTTCCTTCAGGTATTCTTAAATCTTTGCCACTCTCTAAGCCTTCTTTGTCTTCTTCCAAAGAAAAGCATTCAAAAAGAATTTTATCATCATCTAAAACCTTAAATTTACCAATAACGCAAGTTTTGCCAGTATATCTTCTATTAATTGTTACTTTCACTATAATTCCTTTAATTTTTTATACAATTTATTTGGATTTGAGCTTCCTGCATTCATATCTCCTAGCTTAACCAAACCACCTATTTGTAAAGCCCTAACTATGATTTCAGAGCAAAACCATCTATCTTCACTATCTTTTGTAAATGTGAAAAATCCTAGAATTCCTAAAAAATCATATTTTTTCCCTATTTGAGAGTAGAGAAATTCTTTTATTTTTGCTTCATTTGCATTATTAATTTCTATAAAATCCCATCTACCAGTGTCTTTAAATTCTTTTATTCTTACGCCTTTATCTCTAGGACTTGAGCTAATCATTAAATTATCTAAGATTATTTCACAATGAGAATAGGATTTTAAAAAATCTCCATTTAATCTTTCTTTCCAAGATGAAGTAAAAAAAGCTATTGTTTTATCAAGAAAAGTAGCTTTATCATTTCCTTTAACTCTATAAAATGCAATTTTCATTAATTTTCCTTTCTTTTTATCAATGTTGCTAATTCTGTGTTTTCATATCTTTTGATTTCAAATTTCAATTCATCAATATTTTTATCAAGCTTATCAAGTTTATCTCCTAAAATTTTAGAGTGCAAATCAATGATTTTATTTGAGCTTTCTAATTGCGCTTTTGATGTGTCTAAGTGTGCTTCAGCTATTTTATTGCTGATTTGAATTTCTTTTAATATATTGTTATTGTTTTCATTATTTTTTCTTTCAATATTTTTAATTTCTACTAAAATACCTTGTGTTTTATCTGTTTTTTGAAATAAAATATAAGCAAAATAAGAAACAGCACAAAGGCAAAAGAATAAAAAAGCAACTATTCCACCATCTTTTAAAACATTGAATAACTCATTCATTTTTTACCCCTTAGCTCAAAATTTAAATCATCTAATCTATCTTTGATGTGCTCTAATTTTTCTAAAATTCTTTCTTTATCAAATCTACAATCTTCCATGCGACCTTTAAAAAGCTTATAATTTATAATTAAACTTAATAAAAAAATTACAAATAAAGTGCCAAAGGGTGTAAGTCCTTCTACATCTTTGGCAAAGCTTGTAATCATAGTTGTGTTAAAATCCATCACTCATCCCATTTAATACTTTGAATTTCTTCTAATGTTTGAGCTTGCTCGACTTTATCTTTAATAGTTCTAGCTTTAATTGTGTTTGTATTAACAGAATTTGCCATAATACCGCCAAGCTCGATTAATTCTTCTAGAGTAAAAGGCACAGCTTCATTATCTTTTGAAATCCAAACAAAGCCTTCAGGAAGTTGTTTTGTAATTGCAAAAAGACTAACAGTGCTTGTAAGCAAGTTTCTATCTTTTTCCGCACTTTGAAAGATTTTATCTTTATAAGATACTCCGCCTTCGATAGCGTTATTTTTAGCTTTATCAATTTCATCTTTTTTAAATTCTTTAGCGTATTTAAGCTTTGCATCTTCGCTTGAAGCTTGACAAAACATTGAAAAATACTCTTTTAAAAGTTCAGTTTCATTTGAATTAATAAGAACTTCTTTAACCGCTTCTAATCCTGCGTTAAGCTCATCTTGAGTTAAATCATTGATAAAATCTTTTACTTGAAATATAGATTTATCATTGGCATAAGGTTGAGTATTTTCAATTTTATAATTTAGTTTTCTATTAACTTTAGCTAATAAATCATTATTTTTTATAGCATTCTTGATAGATGCTACAGAAATATTAGTTTCACTACCTGTTTTATTTAGTATAATCATCTTTACTCCTTATTTTGGTGTTATAAATTGACCGGTATTTGATAATTGACCAGGTGTAATATTTGTATATCTACTTTGATTAAGTGTAATTTTTTCAGGGTCGTAAATATTAGCAACATTAAACCCTTTATCAATAAGAAATACAATATTTTTTTCGCTACCATTCATAACTATTTTTTGGTGAGTATTTAAAATTGTTCCAAAAACTAAACTATATAATACACCTAGACAATTAGTTGTAAAATTTGTAGTAGAATTGATTGCAGCATCAATATCTAAAGTTGTTCGAGAAAATCCAAATCCAGATATATTAGAATTGCTAGTAGCGTTAATATTAATACTTAAATCAGCGTTCATTAAAATTTTACCTGATGAATTATGAATTAAAAATCCAAAAACATCTTTTGCAGTGTAATCATAGTCGATTTTAATTCTACTAAATATATAGCCAAAGCATCTTTCAAAAACGAAGGTGGCTGGATCTTCATCATTATTGATAAAATTAATCTCTCCGCCATCTATTTCTAATTCACATACACTAAAATCAATTCTTCTTATATTATCAATTTTAATAACATTTAAAAATTTTATTTTAGATCTAGAAAATTGTATTTTTGCGTCTTTTTGCGAACAATTTAACTTCACTCCTATGTATGGTGTAGTACATTCACTACCTCTTAAAAATACATTATTAACAACACATTCATTTTCGGATTCTGAAAATATTTTAACAAAAGACAAATCTGAACCCGTCGGAATTGAAATTGGCTTATCCCAAACCCATCCAGTTTTTAAAGTGATACTAATGAAATTATAACCATTTGCTGGATGATACTTGCTTGATTCAATTATTGCCTTTTCTAAAGTATTAAAATGCGTATCAGTTTCCTTGCCGCTACCCACTGTCCATTCTAAATTTTCAGTTAAAAGTTTAGGTTTTTTATTAAGATCAGCTGTTATGCTTTCTTTAGCTTGTTCTAAAGCTGTTATTTTTTCTCCTTGCTCTGTTTTAGCTTGTTCTATTTGAAATAATGCTTCTTCTTTAGTGCTATTAAATTCTGAAGTTGCTTGACTGAATTCTCCAAGTGCTTCTTCTTTTTTACTTGATATTTCAGATGTAGCTGTATTTTTAGCTTCATTAACAGCGTTTAACGATGTATCTTTTAATTGTGAAATTTGACTTGTAGCTGTATTTCTTGCTGTTTGCACTTCTTGCAAGGCATTAGATTTTGCGCTCTCTAATGCAGCTGTTATTTCTGTGTTTTTATTATCTAATAAATCCAAAGCACCATCGTACTTTTCTCTTAACTCTTGTAAGCTTTGTGATGCTGAATTTAAATCACTTGCAACTTGTTCTAAGTCTGCCATTATTTACTCCTTATAACTTAATTTAATTATTTTTTTATCAAGTAAGACATTTTCTATTGAAAAAATGTGAGAATAAATTCCGCCCAAATTGTCTTTTATAATTTCATCAAATTTAGCTAGTTTTTCTTCGCTAGCAGTATTTAACTTACCTATATTTTCATCTGTTTTACTTTGTATGTTTGCTATACTTTCTTCGCTAAGCGAATTAATTGCTCTTAATTTTTCATTAGCATTAGAATTAAAATCATTAAGTTTGTTTTGATAATTTGAATTAAACTCATTTATTAAAGTATCTAAAGCTGATTTTCCTTGTGCTATGATAAGTTCTATTTGATTTTTTTGAGCTAATATTCCGCTTGTTTCATCTGTAATATCACTTGATACTTTCTTCATCTCATCGATAATACTTTGTTTAAGCTCTAATAAATAGCTTTCAATAGCTGTTTTGTCGTTAGAAAGTTCAGTTCTTGCTACTTCTGTTAATCTTCCTAAATCTTCATTAGCTATTTTTGCTCTTTCTATAAAATTAGCCAAAGCTGTATCTGTTGTATTTTTAGTATTTTCATAAAGAGTTTGCATTTGCTCTTTTAAAAGATTTATATCGCTAAGTTTTGCTTGAATGCTAATATCTATTTCATTGGCTTTTAAATCAAGCTCACCTTTTAATCTATCATTATAACTTTGTAAATCAAGCTTTAAATTATCAATTTGAATTTTAAAATCTTTAATAATCTGTGTATAACTTTTTAAATCATTTGCAAATTCTTTAGAAGCTAAAATTGCATTATTTAAATCGTTTATCGTTTCATCAGCTTTATTAACAATTTCAATAGCTTCTAAGACATCTTCATATTTTCCTACTATTTCATCTTCTAATTTTTCGCAACGCTTTAGTAGATTAATCATATTTTGATTTAATCTTTGATTTTCAAAAAGAATAGTGTTTATTTTAAGCTTTATTGTTGCTTCAGCATCATTGACTATATCTTGTACTTCTGATTTTACATTTTTAAAATCATTGGTTATGGATATAATCTCATTCTTTGTTGCTATAATATTTGAAACAAGCTTATTTACAAGCTCTATATTAGAATGCAAATCATCTTTAATACTTTGTGCGTGTTCTAATTCTTGTAAAATTTGCTCTTTAAGCTCTATGGATAAATCTAAATAGGATTTAGTAAGATTTTTGTTTTCTTCTACTTTTTCAAGTCCTGCATTAAAATCAACAGCTATATCATAATATTCTTCGAGTTTTATTTTTATGATTTCAAAATTTTTATTAAACTCGTTAAGTTCAGGATATTTTTCTTTAACAATATTAACGCCATTATTTATGTTTTTTTCCGACTCTATAATGTTATTATAGATATTTTCTATATTATTTAAAGTATCGTTTATTTTATTGCTTATTTTTTCTATTTCATCTTTTTTGTTTTTAACAAAATCAGCATTACTTTGTGTAAGTTCGCTATTTTCTATAACTAAATTTTTAAGCTCTAAAGTTTGAGTATAAAAGTTATTAACTTGTTCTTTTAAGCCTATAATTTCTTCTATTCTAGTATTATCCAAAGCAGTAGCAACATCTGAAATTCTTGCTAAAACTTGATTTATAATTTCAAGTTTTTCTCTACCTGTTTTTAATTCATTTAAGCTTGTTCCCATTTTTAACCTTCATAATAATCACTATCTTTAATTCTCTTTTCACAAAAGAAAAGCAGATCATCCATGGCTAAAAGCCATTTTTTATCATCTAAATAAGCTATAAAATCAGCACTATTTATACTTTGCACATAGTCTTTATAACTCAAAGCTCTATTAAATTTTTTTGTGAAATTACACTCACAACCATATTCTTTCATCATCAAGCTCCTTGCCATCATTAGCTATATACTCATAAATTATCTTGTCACATAATGCCAGAAAGTCTTTTTCTTCGCATCTTGTAATCAAATAACAAACATAATTAATCACAGCAAAACTAAGTGTTTCATCTATCATTAAATGTTCTTTTTCATTGTCAAAATCAGGCTCATCAGGAATAATCAAAAAATGATTATTTCTAACTTGCCTAAAAACTTTTTCGCCTTGCTCTACATTTTTTAAAAGAACACTAGGAACACATTTTGATAAAATATAATAAAATGCTTCCATAAAATAGGCTTTCAAAACTTCATCATCTTCTATCATTTTGTAAGAATTTTTAACTTTAGCGATAATGAGTTTTTTAGCCATAATACAAAGCATTATGCACCTTTTGCTGCTTTTAAAACCGCTTTAGCCTTTGCATTATTTCCACTAGTTAATCCCACTCCTATAGCAAAAGCATCAGCATTTCTTACTTCTAAAGTGCTTTGCGTATAAAATCTTTTTGCTTTTGCAGTAATATCAGTTGGAACATCTTCAATCATAGTAGGAATATAAAGCCCATGTTTCATATACTCAAAATCTCCAGCAATTAAAACATCACCCAAACCATATTTAGGGCTTAATAATCTATGCATATGGAAATTTACCGTTCCAAAATCTGTTTCAAGGCTTACTACTTGTCCTGCTAGTTTTGTTTCATTGCCTAAAATTCTTGTAGCAAATTTGTTAATAGTTCCTTTTAAGTCAGCTCCTAAAAAGACATCTTTAGGCGTAACTCCGCTATTCCAAATGGTTTGCAAAATTTGATTAAGTTTATCTTCTGTTAGTTCTGTTGCAGTTCCGCTCCAATCTCCTGTTTCATCAAAAGCTAACACATTTCCACGCTTTCCATCAGCAAAGCTATCTTTTCCTTTAGCGATATAATGAAAAAGTCCAGCCATTTCTCCACTTGTTGCTTCTTGTGCTTGAACATAATCTTTGAAAACTGATTTTTTTACATCACTATCTCTGCCTAGACCAAATAAAGCATATTCCATATCCATTTTATGTTCTTTGGTTTTTTTGCCTATTTGATACTCCATTTCATTGCCACCATATTGATTTGCTTTTAACAAAGCTTTTGATACCATGGCTTCGGTAATGAATATTTGAGTAGCATTTGTGGTTTTTTGAGCTGTGTTTTTTGTTTCACCTACAAATTTACTTAACTCTAAATTTGCATTCTTTTTTGGTTCTTCAAAAGTATCAGTAATCCAACTATGAGTTAAAGGATTTGTAACCTTTGAAGTACCTATTTTATTTAAAATTGGTGTTTCAGTAGCTCCAATTTTAATAATCGTTTCATATATTGATTGTTTTAATTTAACATTTTCAGTTGCGGGTGAGGTATGTCCCATTGAAGGTAAAGCCATTTTTGAATTCTCCTTAGTTTAGTTTTAAGGATTTTTCCAAAAATGACTATTTCAAATATAGTGTGTTTTGAAATGATTTTAAATAAAAATTTATTTTATGAGACTTTTAAAATCGGATATATCATTAACTGTTTTAAAAAATTTAAGAAAAGGACGAATATCTCTCTTTATAGACATATATAAGCTTTCACATAGGTTTTCCATACTTAAATTTATTTCATCACTATGTTTTCTATTTGCTTCTTGTAGCTCATAATAAACCCATGGAGAATATATGGTATTGTTATTGCAATGCTCTTTGTTATCAATAAATATAAAATACCTAGCAGATTCTATAATATTTCTTAGCGAGGATTGTAGCATGATATGTAAATTAGCAAGTAAGTATTCTTCATTATCGGCTTTAAGTTCTTTTTTAATATATCTTAATATTTCCCTATAATTACCCCAAACATAAGAATCTACAAAAGCATTAACTTTACATTTTTCCTTCAAAAAATTCTTAAGTTGTATTGCCTTGTCTTTTTCTTGACTAAAATGTGATATAAAAACATCATATTTTTTTTCTGTTCCAAAAAAATATTCTTGTAGTTTATCGCCATCAATAGTGTTATTATCGCTAAATATTTTTATTGCTTCATAGTTATAATTATTTGAACTTTTGCGGTCGTATACAGATTCTTTAATGTTTAGTTCATCAATCAAAAAACATTGCATATTTTACTCCTTATTTTAACGCCTAATTATATTATAATACTAATTAATATTAAGTAAAATATAAAAATATTACAAGGATAGATTTATGGAAAAAGAAAAAATCATTATTGAAGAGCTCAAAATGATACAAGATATTATTAAAAGAATGGCTGATAATTCTTTTAAGCTTAAAAATTGGTGCTTAACAGTAGTAGTAGTTACCATGCTTTTTCAACAAGGGGTTGATAATCTTATACCCATAATCCCACTTTTTAGTTTTTGGTTTCTAGATTCATATTATTTATATATAGAGAGAGAATTTAGAGACTTGTATAATATAAAAGTAAGACAATTTAACAATAGTGCCAATTTGAAACAATCTATGCAGAGTCATTTTGTTTTTGAAATTAATGGAAAATTTACATTTAAAAAATTATTTATTGTTGGATTTTCTAAGACTATATTATATTTTTATGGGGTGGTTTTAATTTTGATATTACTTGTTAAATATAAAAAAATTGTTTTTAATTTTGTTGATAATTTAATCATCTCCATTGGTGCTACTCACGCTTAAAGTGTCAGTATTAAGCCTAGCTTTAGTGCGTATCGGCTAAGCTAGGGGCGATAATATTAATAAAAATTATATGCAGTTATAATCCACTTTTTATCATGCTTAATTAAATAATTACATGAATTTATGCTATAATTAATAATCGCCATTGACACTACTCACGCTTAAAGTGTCAGTATTAAGCCTAGCTTTAGTGCGTATCGGCTAAGCTAGGGGC